TATCTTTGGGGGCTCAAAATCAAGTGATATGAAGTACACACCCGTCCAACGCGAACAGCTTTTTAAAAAAGTTATCCGAGAGCTGCAAAGCGGTAGGTCTTTGCGTCAAATACTTAGCGATGATGGGATGCCGAGCCGGACAGCTTTGTATGATTGGTTAGATAAAGACGAAAAGTATCAGGAACGTTTCGCGCGCGCGAGCCAATTGGGCGATGAGGTTTTATTCGAGGAGACTCTCGAAATCGCCCGTACGCCGATGAATGGCGTAACCGTGGAGGATGGGCCGAAAGGCCAAACAGTCAAAACGGGCGACATGCTAGGCCACCGGAAACTTCTAATCGAAACTATCGACAAAGTACTTGCAAGGCGCAACCCTCGAAAGTATGGCAATAAAATTGACGTGACAAGCGCAGGCGAAGCCCTAGCCGTTCCGGCTATTATCGGAATGACTATTAAAAACGAAACTACCCCCGAAGCCGATGAGCACGACGACCTCAATTGAGTTCAACACCCGAGGCAACGACAAGCAACTCGAAGTCGCCCGCTATTGGCTGGATCCCGAAGTCTCGGACATAGGCTACGGCGGTTCGAAAGGTTCCGGGAAATCATACCTCGGGGCTTCGCTTATCTTTGGCGATGCGCTTATTCACCCCGAGACTCACTACTTCATAGCCCGTAAGAAGTTGAACGACTTACGGAAGTACACCCAGCCGACAATCGAAGAGGTGTTACGCGATTGGGGCCTTGACGAACGATATTACAGCTTCAACGGCCAAGATAATTTTTACACACTCTACAACGGCTCAAAGGTCTTTTTACTCGAAGCGGCGCACCTACCAACCGATCCGGAGTTCGAACGCTTCGGCTCTATCCAAATGACGCGAGGCTGGATTGAAGAGGCGGGGGAGATAAGCCCAAAAGCCAAAGCGATGTTACAGGCGACCATAGGCCGATGGAAAAATGACTTATACAACCTCCCAGGGAAACTACTTGTTACCCTCAACCCCTCGAAAAACTTCGTCTATGAGGACTACTACCTCGCCAAAAAGGAAAACCGATTACCTGACTATCGCAAATTCGTCCAGGCCCTACCGACTGACAACAAAAGCCTACCAAAAAACTACATCCGCGACCTTATGCGGGCATTGAAAAATGACCAAAAGTCTATCCAGCGTCTGGTTTATGGCGATTGGGAGTACGACGATAACCCGTACAGCCTTTACGACTATGATAGCATTTGCAATCTCTTCACCAATAGCCACGTTAAGCCGAACGGCAAAAGGTATTTGACCGCAGACATTGCGTATATGGGGGCTGATATTTTCGTTATTATGATTTGGTCCGGCTTTGTGGTCGAAAAGGTTTACGGCATTGAAAAAATAGACGAAACGGCGATAGGCTCAAAGCTCAAAGAGTTTGCCGAGTTGCACAAAGTGCCTTATAGCAACATCGTTTATGATGCGGACGGGCTAAGAAAGTTTACAGCTAATAGTCTTTCGAGGCTCGAAGCCGCAAAGCCTTTCATTAACAACTCTTTGCCTTTGAAAGACAAGCAGTATAAAAACTTAAAAACCGAATGCGCCTTTTTGCTTAAAGATCATATCGAAAAAAATCTTATCTTTATCGCCGATTTGACTTTCAAAAAGCAAATTATGGCGGACTTGGAGCAGATTTGCCGAGAGCCGACAGACGACGAGGGTAAAATCAAACTTGAAAGTAAAAAGAAACTCAAAGAGCGCACAGGTCGATCGCCTGACTGGTTCGACGCTTTGCTTATGAGATTTATTTTTGAACTAAAAAGCGCACCGATATGGGATTAAATGCAAAAGAAAAGGCGATACTGCGCCACGGCGATGCACTCGCCAAGTACCTGCAATTAGGCATAACGGCCGAAAGTATAGTCGATAGGGTGAACGCGTTCGACTGGCTCGACATCCAGCTGGCAAACTCAGAGGAACAAATGGCCGCAATTATTTTGCGCTTTTACGAGAGCTTTAACATTCAAACCTCAGAGGCTTTTAAGCCGTTAGTCTTAAAGGCGTTCGCCCATAAGTTCACCGAAGCACTCAAATACTTAAAATCGGGAATCGAAGAGGTTAACGCCTCTTACAACGTCGAGGGTGGGAGCAAAGGATTTCAAAATGCGACGGTCAATAAGTTCTACTATATCAACTATTGGGCCGAAAAAAAGAGTATCCCGGTAAACTACAACGAGAAACGACAAGAAAAAAGGGAACTTTTTAATCTTGATACAATAATTTTATCTATCTTAGCGGACAAATTACACGTGTTCAATGAGTTTGAACGCAATAAACCTAAAAAGTGATGACGACAGCCAATAAGCCCCGACGCAATGAGTTAATAATCTGTTTTATAATTTCCGTAATTCTTTACAGAGTATGGCTTCTATTTTAAAACCTAAAGACAATACGTACCTACTGCCGACAATTGCCGACCCGTCCGACTTATGGGCGTATATCGCGGCATTTAACGGCTTTCAGTATTACGAAACTGATACGACAGGTGTAACGCCTAACGAGATTCTACCCTCTTGGTTTTTCATTGATAAAATCGATCAGGCTACACCCGTAGAGGCTCGAAGCCGTATGCAGTTTACAGGCGTTTTGTTTATCGGCACGCCTGCCGACATCGCAACGGACACCAACGCATCGACTTTTGCCGATGGCCAATTTAAGGACATCGTTAAAACGCTTTTAAACTTAGAATTTGCCAACGAGCTAAACAACTACGTGGCTTGTGACTTTCAAATAAATATTAATACTTTGCGCCCGCTATACAATTCAGTCAAATACACAAAGACGACGAACTGCACAGGCGTTGAGGTAAATTATACGATATGGATTTAATTGGGTTAATTGCGCTCTTAGTAGTTGCTTTCTTTGCGGGAGTCTTCGCAGCTTTGGCATTTGTTACCAAATTGTATTTTATGCAATTGAAATCTAAATATCGTAAATAATGGATTTAGCGGGCTTAGTCGATACGGAACTTTTGCAACCGCTTAAAGATGCGATCGCCACGGACGACCTCATCGCCACGGGGCAACTTCGGGACTCGGTTCGACTTGAAAGCAATATCACGGCAAACAAAGACGAAGTAAAGATCTACGCAGAGGCTTACATTCTTGAGTTGAGAGACGGCGAACAGTACAAGAGCCCGCCAACTCTCGACGACATAATCGAATGGCTCGAAGCTAAAGGGCTAAGCGGCTTAATGGATCCCGAAGCGGTTTTAAGCAGCATCCTGAGGGATGGGACGACGTGGGACAGGATGGGTGGAAGCCCTGCACTTAAAGCAGTACTGAACCCGGAAAACATACAGCGAATAATGAACATCGCAATTGATGAGACTATAAACGAAATAAGTAAGACACAATGGCTATTACGATAATCAAACAACCCGCTCAGTTTTTCAACTGCGCAAGTTTAGCACCGGTAATCTTTGAATTTACGACCGACTCGGTTGTGGGCAACTTTGACGATTACGTTTGTGACGTTGTGATTACTTCGCTTTTCGCCGCAAAGTCGGCCGTAATCCGAAACGTATTTCCAAACACCCAGACGAAAGTCTTTTCTGTGAACACCGAAGAGTTTTTCAAGGCTTTACAGCTCAACGGCTTTGAGTTCGACTTTAACGGCACAAAGAATTTGAGCGTTGAAAAGTTCACTATCAGTCTAAAAGTCCGTGACGGCTCAATCCCAGAGGATAACAATTTCGTTTTTGATAATTATATCTTTGATAACTTCGTATTTACCGACGGCTTAGGGCTAATTGACAACACCGACGTTGACCTTTACTCGATATTAGGCGAACGCCTTTTATTTGACAAGTTCACAAACCCGTTAGTAGTTGATAAGCTGACCTTTTTAGCCCCAGAAGTAATCGAAGTTTGCCGAGGCTTCGACAATTATCTTTCAATCTTCACAAACGAGTTAACGGCCAACACCGTAACGGTTGCAGGCGTAACCGCCGCAATACCTAACACCGTAGGCGTTGCAACTTATCAATTTAGTGTGGCCCAACTTGCCGCCGTGAGGTCGTTGCGTGAAGTCACTTGCACGAACCGAAACCCAGCTAAAAAGCTTTTCACCATTGACTTCAAAGAGCAGGATGACGACATAGTACAATTTAGATTTTATAACCCTAAGGGGGGCTTTTCTTATTTCTATTCGGCTATCGATACCGATGAGGCCGACCGCACCAAGCCAACTTTTTACGACCGCCGTTATTTCAATGAAAACGAAAATAAGTCGCCCGCCGTTCAGTCAGACGTGGATTATTCAAATTCGATAAGCTTCAAAGGCTCAAAGATTATCCAATTGAAAGAGCTTTTCGATATGCTCCTCAGGTCGCCGAAAGTAGAAATGAACTTAAAACAAATCAACGGTAACGATGTGTTTATCGAATGTGAACTTACAGGCACAGCGGCCGACTTGCACCGATCTTTTGATTACCAACTTAAAGCCAAAATAACCAATAGCGGAAACTTTAAGCTATGATAAAAATAATCATAAAAAATGAAGAGCTAGACATCGACACCGCCGCAGTTGTTACTTTTAAAAAGTCGCAGCAGCTTAACGGGATTCAAGACTTATATTCATTCTCAAATAATTTCAACCTAAAAGATAGCGCAAAAAATCGCAGACTTTTGGGCATTAACTACTTGCCAAACTCAAAGGCAAAAGCTATGACACAGGGGTACGACGTGGATGTGGTGCTAAACGGTTGTATATTTTTGAAGCGTCAAAAACTTAAAGTACAAAAAGAAACGCCCGGGGCAATCCCGGTTTACTTGATCTTTGCCGATAATCTTTTCGTCGCTTCGGCCAAAAACATTCTACTTTCGCAAATCAACACGGGGGCAAACTACGCTAAGACAATAAACCAATTCCGTAACCGTAATACGCCCAACAACATCAAGGCTCGCACGGCGGCAATCTCGGCGCAAGACAGTAGCGGCCTAATTGTAGTTGAGGAAGTGCCTATTCTACTAAACGTAAAAGAGTTGGTAATCTCCATTTTTACGCAAATGGGCTGGGGCTACACCGGCGACATTTTAACGGACGTGGATTTCGGGAACTACTACACAAGCCCAAACGTGGGGGTGTATGGCGACAACGGACTGCCCGCATTCGACGTGACCAAAACCGTTTATGCTTTTATGCTCGACGTGCTCGAAACCTTTAACGGCTATATCGAGGTTTCCGGTTCGTCAAAAATGATAGGTTTTTACTTGTGGAAAAACATCGAGGGGCTTAAAAAGAACTTCGTCGATTATTCCGGCAAGTTTGTCGACTTTGAGGAGTACGCCTTTGAGGGCGGTCTCGCCAAGATAAACACGGTCAGCTATTCAGACAGCCCGGATTATTATAACGGTTTTTTTGACAATAACAAATCAATTGTCGAAAAAACCGAGTACCTAAAAAGCAATTTTGGTGCTGGATCCTTGCGGCTTTTCGCCGATCAAGAATTAAATGACGATCTCACCTTGCCGTTGCGCGTTGTGGGTGAAACCTCAGAACCAAAAGCAATGAACTTGTTTAGATTCGAAGACGTGACAACGCCCGTAGACATTTACTCTAACGGGGTAAAATCTAACTGGCCGATGTATAAGGCTTATTCGCCTAATATCTTAGAGCTTTGGCAAATTTTTCACCAAGCATATTGTAAAAATATAGCCTTGCCGACCATAGGACAATTAAAATTTAGATATGACGCTATTTTCTTGTCTGATTTCAGAATGGGGCAAGTCTTTTTTGTTAAACAGTTGGCAACTTATTGGCTGCCAATGGAGTTGAATTTTACCACGAAAAAGGACGGGGTTAAAGTGAAAGCAATAATGATCGAAAAAACTCAACTCGATGCGCCGATAGTCTTTGACCAAAATTTATCTGTAGACTTTTACGGGGAGACTTTTATACTTGACGTATTCGCGCTTTATTCGGCCGCGAACGTTTCGCCGGCTCAAACTATGATAATCACGGCGGCGGATTTAACCAAAAATGAAATTTGGGTTAACGGCGTTCAGATATTAGCTTTCCCCACTTCTATAACCGTGGCCGCAGGCTTCGAGTTTAAAGTCGTGAATATTGAGGCCGAAAATATAAAATCAAACTCAGACGTGCTTTTCCAGTTCGTCTCCCAAGAGGGCGGCGTCTCCCGTGTGGCGAAAATAAATATAGCACATAATGGATATGCTAATTTCCTTTCAGAGTTCCGAAGCGAATTAGATACAGTTTACACCCACGGCGCAAACGACACAAACGCATACGTAAGACGACTAAACTTCTCGGCTAAGATAACAACAGCGTTAAATATTGCAGATACGTACGCCCCCGCTATTGGTGACGTCGTGGCTCAGACAGGATTTTCACCTCGTCCGCCTATCGAATTTAAAGTATTGGAGTTCGACAGAGCCTCAGCCGTTAAAGTTGATTTGACTATTGGAAATTTACATTTGCATTGTTCGAACCGAGGGGGTAAAGCCGAAGCACGTACAAAGATATTTTTCCAACTATGGAAAAATGGCGTCGCCTTTTTGCCCGTGTACTCAGCAGGCCTGATAGACCGCTACAGCTCAACCGATGCAGATATTGACTATAATAATATCTCAGTATCTAAAACATTCAATGTAAATGCAGGCGACGTGATACTCATAGATGCGGCACTTAGTTTGTCAGAGGAGGACCGTATAGGCTCGGGCACTATGGACGGTTCAGTATCAATGAAAAATGTAGTTTGGAAATTCAGAGTTTCAGAACAATTAATATAAAGCATTATGGCAGAGGAAATAATTAATATCGCGACGCTTACCATTGATAAAACAGAGGCGAACAAGTCTATTGTCGAAACTAAACAAGCTATTTTCGAACTGCAAAAGGCAAACACCGAACTGCGCAAAGACATTACTGAAAACGGCGATGTGACAGGCGAACAAACTAAAAAGTTTGTCGAGAATGAACAAGCACTTAAAAAACTAAACGCTGAGTATAAGCAGCAGTCGGCTGCGATTAATGACTTAACGCTCGCCGAGTTGAAGACGAGTAAGGCGTTGACCGATACGGCGAAGAGTCGAGACCAAGCCATAGCGCAAACCAAGGAGTTGAAAATAATTCGCGGTCAACTTAACGCCGAGACAGTAGAGGGCGCACAAGCCTTGGAACTACTTAACGCAAAGATTGACGCAAATGACAAATTTTTAAAGAATAGTGCAAGCTCACAAGAAAAAGCCGCGACAATATCCGGTAACTACAGACAGGCTCTTTTCGGCGTGGACGCTGCACTCTCCCAGTTTGGGATTAACGGCGAACAGGCGCGAAATGTAGTTAAAGGTTTTGGCGAGGGGGTAACAGGCGCGGCGCAGGGCGTTGCAGACTTCACGGCGAAAGCCACGAACGGCGCACGCGCCACACTTGGGTTTAAAACAGCGCAACAAGCAGCAGCCGAAAGTCAAGCGGCGGCCGTGGCCGTAACCGAAGCGCAAGCAGTCGCCACGGGTACGCTAGCAGCGAGCCAAGAGACGGCAGCAGTCGCGACGAATGTGAGCACCTTATCCTTGCGAGGCTTCGCCGTGGCGTTGGCCGCGACGGGTATCGGGGTTATAGTCTTGGCAGTCGCCGCGCTTATCGGTTATCTTAGTAAATTGGATCCGGTGCTGGACTTTATCGAACAAATAGTTTCGGGAGTTGCCGCGGCGTTCAGCTCGTTAGGCAAAGCGATAGCAAATCTCGATTTTAGTAACCTTATCGGAGGGATGAAAGACGCAGCCACGGCAGCCGTCGCCCTTAAAAAAGCGCAGCAAGATTTGGCAGACCTGCAACGTTCGCAGGAAGTGGCCAACGCCAAAGCCTCGCAGCAATATGATGAATTGATTTTAAAATCTAAAAATCGAACGCTTACCGAAAAGCAAAGAATCGCATTTTTGAACCAGGCCCAAAAAATCGAAGAGGGTAACTTCAAACAGCGCGCCGCCTTAGCGGATGCCGAACTTAAAAACGCAATCGAAGCGGCGAGAATAAAAGGTGAACTCTCGGCCAAAGAGATCGCGAACCTAAAAGCCAATACCTTGGCCTACGGAACTTATTTACTGAACACCGGAAAGATAACCGAAGACCAACTCGAAGCAATTAAAAAAGCCGAACTCGGTAAGATTGAAATAAAAGCCGAGTCGACTAAACGACTAGAGAAGTCGCAAAACGCAGAGGACAAACTCGCGGACGATGCCGCAACGAAAGCCAAAGACCGAGAAGCCAAAGCAGCCGCAGCAGCCGAAAAAGCGTTAGCCTCTTCGGTTAAAAAGCAAGAAACCGAAATCGCGCTGCAACGTGCCAAAAACGCACAACTAAAACAAACAGACGCAGAACGTTTAGAGTTTTTAAATTTTATATCAAAAGAAGAGTTACTCTTAATCGATTTTAAAAAATCGAAAGGTCTTTTGACCGAAAAGGAGGCGCAACTCGCAAGCCTGAGCATTGCGAAAACTCAATCAACGGAAACGTTGGCTTTAGCTCAAAAGACTATCGACGACGAAATCGCGGCGCAAGCCAAAAAGACCGAAGAGAAAAAGAAGTTAACCGAGCAGGACAAGATAGATGAAACGGCAAACGCCGCCTTTTTGCGCGAAGCCCAAATAAAAAGAATTGAAGAGAGTAAACTTTTAGAATCCGAAAAGGCGTTAGCCTTGGAGGAAATCCAAAAGGGATACATCGCCAATATCGACGCCATCGAGAAGAGCTATGCAGATTCCAAAAAGATACAGGCGGAAATCGACAGACAGGAAGCTCAAACCTTGGCGGACGTTGCAGCCGAAATGCGAATATTGGCACTGCAAGAGCAGGGAGCCGCCGAGGCGGAAATCCAGCAAGCTAATCTTGACGTACAGCTCGAGCAGAAAAAAGCCGCCCTTGATTTAGATTTAGCCCTCGAAAAGAAAACAGCCGAAGAGGTGCGAGTGCTTAAAGAACTGGAGGATAAAAAGTACGCAGCCGCAACCAATAAAATAGATAAAACATTAGCTGCAACTAAGCGCGCGGCCGTTACGGGTATAGCCCAAGATGCAATTGCCGCCGCTACGGCTATATTTGGAGAGAGTAAAGCCTTGGCGATTGCCTCGGCTCTTATAAACACCTACCAAGGTATTACGGCCGTATGGGCTGCTCCCTCCGCACTGCCTGAGCCTTTCGCCACGGGAGCAAAAATAGCATCCACGGTAGCCGTTGCGGCTTCGGGATTTGCGGCGGTTAAGAATATCCAAAGCACAAATAAAGGTGGGGGCGGCGGTTCGACTTCCGGCTCTTCCGGATCCACGACATCGACACCCGCAGCAACTTTCGAGAATGTCGCGAGAACGCAAACAGTGGCCACGGTGAACGCCGCCCCAGTGCAAGATATACCCGCTACAAATCAGCCCGTTTTAATCTTGGAGACTTTGAGCGAAGCCCAGAAGAACCAGATAGTTAAAATAAACTCAAAATAATTAACTTTGAATTAAAAAATTAATTACATTTACAATCTGAATTGAAAGCCATTTTTAATTGTGAATTAAGTGAAAGGAGGGAAAACTCGTTGTAATGACGAGTTTTTTTTTTTGCTTAAATGTTGCACGTATTAAATTAATAGTTATATTTGTTGCAAATAACCTCAGTATGAAGATGTACTGCACTCGCCAAAATACTAAAAAAGCCTTAACTGCTCAGCGCGGTTAGGGCTTTTTTGTTTTAAATTATTTCAAAATGAAAGATTTACTTCAAGCGTTTGCACAACATTTAAAAGGGGAAGTTACCGAAGAGGCCGAAAGACGTGTGAAGATTTGCGCCGAATGCCCATCGAGAGAGTTAAAGAGTTACGCCCGGATATTTAACTCTAAAATGGAAAACGTTAACGGTTATGTGTGTGGCGAATGTGCCTGCCCTTTAGCCACAAAGATATTTGCAAAAGAACCCGAAAATATTTGCCCTAAATGGAAGTAGTAGAGTTTAAAGTATATGAGGATTTTGAGCAAAGTTTAGCCGATAGGTTTATATCTTTTTTGAACGGGTTAAAAAGTCCCTGCCAAATAGTTATAGAGATTGAAAGCCAAGGCGGTTACACCGAAGTTCTTGAACAAATGGAAACCGCTATAAAAGCAAAAAAGGCAGAAGGTTACGTGTTCATTACAAATGTCGAAGAGTACGCATACAGTTGCGGTTTGTTTCTTTTCCTATTGGGTGACCTTAAATTTTGCAGTGAAACGGCTAGATTTATGTATCACTCTTCGGGTTTTGATTTGAAAGACGAAAGATTGACCTCGACAGATTTAAAAGAAATGCTCGATATATTAGAGGCCGACGACCAATTCACAAACAGGATATTGGCAGAAAATACAACCATTCAACCGGGAATGTTGGAAATTCTAAAAAAGAATGATAACTTTTTAAGCAAAGCCGACCTTATTTATTTAGGGTTTATGGAGCCAGAGTACGAACTAAATTAATTATAAACTATGAAAATACCATTTAGAAAAGCCTCCACGCTATCAAAAGCAGAGGGCTCAAAATTAGGATGGAGAGAGCGATTAGCTGCCTTAAAGGGTAAAGGCAAACAGCACAAAACCACCGCAAAATTAGAAATTGACGACGCCACCGGCGAAAAGTTGGTTTTCCCTGAGATCGGAGACGTTTCGGAAATTGCCGAGGGCGTGGCCATTGAGGCTACAGACGGCGAACACGTTTTCGTTGCGGACACAACCACTTATACAGTGACCGTTGCCGGCGGAAAAGTTACGGCCGTAGTCGAAACCGTAGAAGAAGACCCGGCCGCCGAAACAGAAATGAACGCGGAAACCGTGGCTTTTGTGGAAGCAGTAGCCGAAGCCTTAGAAACTGGCGAGGCTTTCCAAACAACAGCCGAGGCTCGTATCACTAAACTTGAAGCCGATTTGGCGACAGCTTTAGGGACTATTCAAACTTTAAAATCTACAATGTCACACGCAAAAGCCCCAGAGGGTGAGGGCGCGGACACGAAAGAGTTTAAAGTCGGAGGGAAAAAAATCGACTTGTCCAAAATTAACCTTAAATAAAAACTAGCCAATGATAACAGCTAATAACATGGTTCCCGTAGGTTTTGCCTTTGGGGAATCAGATTTCGAAATCGCCTTAATGGAGGCGTTGGCCAGAGCTACATCGAAGTATAATACTTCCGTATCTTTAGAGCCAAACACTTATTCACTTGCCCCTATTGTCATTTCAGACGCCACACTTGTGGCCGGTTGCGATGTTACTTTAGCGTGTGCGGTTCCTAGCGTTTTGAAAAACACTAGAATCCAAATGAACGAAGCGTGTAAAATTTGTTTAACTGACTTGACGGAGGGCGAATTTGCAGTTTACGGGATTGACCCCGTTTTCCCAGAGCCGTCAACGGAATTGGAAAGACAAAAAGCAACTCAACAAGCTATGCAGTTGACATTCTCAGGATTGAAAACTTACTGGTTGGGTGACACGACATATGTTGCTGGGGATTTATTAGTACCTGCTAAACTTCCAGCGTATATCAAAGATGATGGACAATGGAAAAAGATTTTAGCCGCAACGCCGCCAACTGTAACAATCACAGAAAATGCAGGGGTAACCTTAGCAGCTCAAATGGCCGTTACTTACGACGAGGCACTTGCTTACTTAGACGCTGTAATTGCAAAACAATCTTTGTCTATGCAAATGATTAGCAACTCAGCTAAAACAGCATGGACAACCGTTGAAATTTTCGACATTATCCAAGCGCAAAGACAAAAAAATGAATTGGCCGGGATCCGTTTCGTAGCAATCGAAAACGAGTTCGGAAACTTCGATTCGTTCGTGTATCGCGACATCCAGTGGATCAAGTACGAGCACCTAAGTGCTGCAATCAAAGACTTTAAGACAGGCGTAGCGGATACTCTTTTATTGCCGCACCGTATCATCTTGACAGTGGGCTTGCCTCAATTGTCTTTCCCTAAACCAGTAGATAGTTCATTTAGAACACAGTTCTATGAAGTGTCAAAAAGATGGGAAGCAGGCACAATGTTAACCATTATGCACCCGGAGGCCGTAGCGGGCGACTACTACGTAGTGGCTTATTAATTAATCTTAAAAGAGAAAAACTATGGCATTTTGCGGAAAACAAAAAGACATTGACAAGGCTTGTGACTCAACACCTTTAAACCTTAAAGCCTCGCTCGTAGCGGTGAGGCTTGAGGCTTTAAGTGTAACGAAGGACGTCACAAATCCTTATTTGATAACAGCCGTTGCCGTTATCGATCCAGACACAGGCGTTTACCCATTGCCCGCTTCGGCGTACTATCCGGTAAATATGGAATGGCTATACAATTCTGTACTTCAAAACTATGAAGTTACCGAGGGGACAAGCGTTTCGGACTCGTACATTCAGACCGTAGGGCCTGTGGTTATATCGGACTCAGAAACCGCAGTAGGTAAAGCGAACGTAAAAGCGTTAAACTCTAACCTTTGGGCTTTAGTTGGTCCAGTAAAAGGCGCGGTTGCGGATGCTTCGGTGTTCCACATTTACGGGGTAACTAATGGTTTGAAATTCTTACCTATCCCTACAGCCGTAGAGTTTGGCAACCGTGTAGCTGGTAATTTTACAAGTATCGCGGGCGGAGAAGAGGCTACACCTAACGGTGTGAACTGGCTAGATACTGACTACGCTACAACGTTGGCGCAGTTTAACAATCGCTTAGAGGTTGTTGTAATACCTTAAGGTATGACAGCCGAAGAGTTTAACGCCTTACCACTATTGGCGAGGCAGTACATAGAACAAAAACAGGGGTGTATGTCTTGCGGTAAATCGCAGGACATAGACACACTCTACAAAAACTACTTACTTATGTCAAAAAAAGCACTTTTCACCCTTAGAATGGGTGCCGTAAGTTACGCGACCGAAGCGGGAAAAGGTGGGGTCCTTTACCCTATACACCCGAGCGATAGCGATGAGGTTGTAAAGGACAAATTGGCCACTGCGTTAAAGGTTTACGCCGTTGCACCGGGCAAGTTCTCCGACATCCAAGAGGAAAAAATCGAAAAGCTTTTGGCCGTTAAAACACCAAAGCCCTTAGCTGGCGCAGCGAAAGCCGCCGCCGAGAAAAAAGCCAAAGCGATCGCCGAAGCGGACGAATTAGAATAAAAACTATCTCTTTGAAATCTGAAAGCCTATCCGTTAAAAAGGTAGGCTTTTTTTAAAACTTAATTTATGCAAATTGTAGAGATAAAAAAACCCGTACGCGAACAAAAGGACTTTGTCAAGCTCATTAAAGAGGGCGATTATTTCCGTGAAATGGACAACGCTATTATGAACAGCCCAACCGCCTCAATGGCCGTGTTGATGTTCAAAAAGTACTGCGTTTTACCTGATATTAAACCCGCTTTTGCCCCTTATTTCGAAAAGATAAAGGACGAAAAAATGAAGTACGGCTTTTTTACGTTATGGATCGAGTACGACATCGACCTCAACGTGAAAGCGGCGCACTTTAGATTGTCCAAAAATTATCGAGTTAAGCAAAAAGACGATTTGGGGAAAGCCTCCCAATATTTAAACGTAAACACTAACGCGGTTTTCCCAGCTTTCAATCCCGATAAAACCGTGCTTGCAAAACAAGTCGAAAAAGTCGGAGGGTTCGAGAATTTTACGGGCCAAATCTACCAGTACAACACGACGACTGCCGACTATGAGTACAGTGTATTTTTTCCAGTGGTGCCTTGGATGAAAGTTGAGGCCGACACGCCCACATTTATAACCGCCAGTGCGGATAATGCCCTTTTCGGTAACAATATATTTGTTATGAAAAAGGGGGCGGAAACCTCAGCAGGCGAGGGCGAAGAGGGTCAACCAAAAATAGTATCAAACACCGACAGGGTTGTGGGTGCTTTGCGCCAAGCCAAAACGGTTAAGAACAGCGGGACAAATCACGTCCTTACAGTTGACACCGAAGAGGACGTGACCAAGATTTTTACAAAGGTCGCAATCGGGAACGACATCGACCTTGACAAGTTTAACAGCGTGGACGACAAGGCGGGCAAAAAGATATGCACGGCGGCCTATTGCTTCCCTCAGATTTTAGCCAACCCAAGTGAGGGGCTTTTCGGGAATAGCGGGGAGGCTTACCAAGCAGCTATCGATTTTTGGAAACAAACGTGTGAGTTTGAAGCGGCGAAAATCGAAGCGGCTTTTTTAGAAATTGGCGTAGCGGTTCAAGACATAGACCCCGCAGAAGACGCACAAGCCGAAGAGGAGATGTCAGTTGACCAAGCAACTCTTGACGCACAAGCACAATTACGTGGCAGCGTTGGGGGCGTTCAGGCCTTACTGAGCATTCAAACGTCCTATTCTCAGAAACTGACTACCTATGACAGCGCAATCGCCATGATAGAGCTGGTTTTTGGCTATAATAATGACGAGGCGAAACGCCTTTTAGGTGCGCCCGTAGTAGTTGGCCCGCCTGCAGAACCTGTAAACACTAATATTTAAGCTATGGCAGTAATAGACACTATTTTAGTATCGGAAATTCAAAAGTTTTACCCCGTAACGGATTCGCTATCTCAGCATAAGATTGACGAAAGTATGAACTTTGTCAAAAACGTAACATTTTTACAGATGTTCGGTTTTGAAATTAGTACAAAGATTTTCGCGGGAACTATTGCGGACTCAGCAAACGCCAATTTTATGGGCTTTCGTAAATTCGTGGCGATGTGTATAGCGGGTCAATTTTGCGAAGAGACTTTCATCCATACAAATGCAGGATTAAAAGCCATAAATCAACCCAACTGGTCAAGCCCAACGGCGGTGGCGAAAAACACCACGTTAATGAAGCTCAACAACGCTATAGAGGTGCAATTTATTGAAGCGAAAAAGGCTTTAAATACTTTGGCCGAAACGCCCGCCAATACTTACGGGGCTTATTCATCTTTTCAAATTGACAAGATATGATACAGCACTATGAGTTTATAGACAAAAAGCCCGACGGGACAAAAGAACGAGTACTTGGCACGACAATCTATTTATATAATAAGCTTTCGGCCGATGAGACTAACGCCATAAGGGCAAAGTTAAACGAGCTTGTGGACGCGGCGAACTTTAGCGTAGTGCCTCTTTATGAGGTTTTCGCCTTAAAGTTCAAAGGTGCTGGTAATTTAGACCTGCTGACTATCGAAGTCGGAGACATAGCCACTAGATACTCGACTGTTGACGGAATTTGGGAAAATGCAGAGTTTAACGGAGGAGACCCGCAGGATCCTGCGAGTTATACGATTATTTCAGCCGTGGCCGAACCCGTTTTATTTATTTCAGACGGACTCGTCAACACCTTTGAGCTTCCCGCAGGGATGAGGGCCGGCAGTCTATTTGTTGACAGAGGAATGAAGTACAAGGCGACAGTCGACAATCCCACAGGCGAGTGGGAACAGAGCGGTACAACCGTAGAAATTTTAGGCGCAATATTAGCCGCAGGGCGAAAAGTTTACATAACACCTTAAAAACTAAACAATGAAAAAAATAATTATAATTTTATTAGCCTTTTTGACTTTTGCCTCTTATGGCCAAGCGGAATTTGAAAAAGTCGCAATAAAAGAGAATGTCGAAACGGCGTCAACCTCGAAGATAGTTTCGCAGCAACCCGGCACGGGGGAGTTAAACTACATTAATGCTACGGCATTGCCGATTTCAACCCCAACCCAAAACGCATTGAATTTAAAAGAAAATGTTGCGAATAAACAAAATAGTTTAGCTATTGACGGCACAGGGACAAAATACCCTACTGTAGATGCGGTTAATTCAGCCTTGCCAAAAACCTATACCACAACCGTATATGTGGACACAAATGACCCAAACATAGCTACTATATTTGATGATGAAAACCCACCAACCGTAAATGATGACGGGCTAAAATCCAACACTGATAACCTGTATATTGGGGCAGACGCAAGTGCTTGGGTGTATAACGGGATTACCTACGTGACTAAAATTGTTCCAGCAACTTCTAACTTTTATATAAACTCCACGTCCATAGACGCTGGCAATAGCAAGGACGTAGATATTAACCGAATAGGCGCTATATCAACTTCTAGATATATAGCCGCAGGCTCTGGACTTGTGTCTAGGCTAGGAAGTTCAAACATCGAGAATTTAGGAAGTTATTTAAGACTTGCGAACAAGGCAGGATCCGAAAACAATCAATTCCAATTAAACGCCTCAAATGGCGTGGATTTATGGAATTACTCAAGTGGTATTTGGAATAAACGATTTACTTTTTCGAGTGGCGGTAACTTCACAGCTACATCAGCTGCTTTTTCAAGTTTTGTGGATTTACTTGGTTTTGTGGCTACTGGTAATAATTTTGTATCAAATACAGGAGGTGTATTTTTCAATGGGTACAATAATTTCCATTCAGGTATTTTTTCCAATAACTCTGGCACGGGGTTATCATTTCAGACAGGAGGGAGTGTTGCTTTAGGAATATTGTCGTCAGGAGCGGCAACATTCTCTTCAACTGTAACAGCCACATCCTTCATAAAATCAGGAGGCACAAGTTCACAATTCTTAAAAGCCGATGGAAGCGTGGACAGCAGTGTTTATGCACCAATATCAGGGTCTGCAAACTACATACAAAATCAAAATACTTCAGCACAATCTGCTGATATGTGGATTAGTGGGAGTGCAACCATTGGAACTAATATGTTTGCGGAAAGTATATTAGGGTTAAATTATAGTTCGGGGAGTAGTGATGGGGAAATAAACTTATTTGGAGGAGCTACAAATAAAGGCGGAGAAATAATTCTATCTGGAGGCAGTGCCGCTGGAAACATAGTGTTTAAAACAGGAAACGGTGCAGGCTCTCAACCTACTGCATTGACGTTAAACGCCGATCAATCAGCAACATTC